CAGGAAACGTAGCAGGCCCGGCCTTGCCTGGCTATGTGGTCGACCAGGGCTTCGCAGGGGGTGTGGTTGCCTCGACGACGACGGCAATCGATGTAACCTACCCACCGAATCCGGCTGCGGTAGGTGTTTACCAGAAAGCCCGGACGGGAAGTTTTACTTACACGCTCATAGGACTTTCCAATTCAACCGCTTATCTCTTGCGTCTCCATTTTGCCGAGATCACGAAAACGGCCGCAGGGCAGCGCAAGTTCAATGTTTCCCTCAATGGTTCTTCAGTCTTGGCAGATTTCGATATCTTTGCCACAGCCGGGGCAGCCAATAAGGCTATCATCCAGCAAGTGACGAAGACGTCAACCGTTGATGGAAAGTTTGTCATTGTGTTTGCCAGCGGAAGCGTTGACCAGCCACTCCTTAGCGCGATCGAGATTTACGATTTAGCTACTTCCCAACAAAAAGAAACTCCGGGATCAAACCATGTGGTGATTAATGTTCAGACACCATAGATGGGGGAGAGCGATGGAGAACTACAGCATATTATTGGTGGAGGACGAGCCCGCAGATCAGGAAGAATTCAAGGGCTTGATGGAAAAATGCACGAATGCGAAATTCGAGATCATGGTGGCGTCGACGCTTGAATCAGCGTTGCGTATCCTTGCAAAAACGTGTGTTGACTGCGTGATTTTGGATCTTAACCTTCCGGATGTGCAGGTCGCCAGCTACGAAAATTTCTATCAACCAGGCAGAACAGCTCTGGAAGTAATTCACGATACCTATCCAACGATCGCGGTTATAATACTGACCGTGACCGATGACGATTTGCTGGGTAACTGGCTGATTAGACATGGGGCGCAGGACTACTATGTAAAGAAGAGATTTGGTACCGTGCATTTTTGTCGGAGCATTGTCTACGCGATTGAACGGCAGGGGCAGTTCAGAAGGGCGTTAGAAGCACAAGAGCAGGTTAGGACCTCGCTTTCGAGGATGAAACAGCTAATGACGCTCACCGACCCATTGCATTAAGGGAAACTGCGAGCCGTGCCAGAGACACCAAGAGCCTCCGACATTCAATTTGAAATGGTGCGCAGCATCGAAGCGTTGCTTCGGCTTGGCGAACAGGTCACCGACAATCTTAACCGAATCAACATCACGGAAAAGATGGTGGCCCTCCAAGAACTGAAAATCAGCCTGATGATTCAGGATATTCAGTCTCTGATGAAGCAGGTTTCAGGTGGAAACGGGACGGCACCGATCTCGACTCGGTTGGCCCTCCTGGAGAAAACCAGCGAGGACATAGCCGAAGACAGAAAGTTTTTCAGGCGCCTGAAGTATGAGATCCTGCTAGGTGTTGTTTTAGGATCTGGATTTCTTAGTTGGTTGTTTCGTATCCTTGCAGACCATGCCGCACACGTCGCCCAAACGCCGCACTAATATACCTAAGAAGAAGGTCGAGCACGTTCTTCAAATGCCTTCAGACCAGTACACAATGTCCACACTCGAAGCCGGTGCTGCGCTCGGTGTCCCAAAGAAGAAGATACTGGAATGGGTTCGCGAGGGCAAACTGGAGGGTTTCCAGTTACCTGGGAAGGTTGGTCCTGGCGGTCGGGGCAAGGTTCCGCCCTATAGAATCCTTATCAAATCAATCGACGCCATGAAGGTCAAACCGGTTGCCCTGCCGAAGCCTGGCCACGCCATGACCACGATAAGCAGGGATCTCTCTCGGTACTACCGCTTTATGGCGGGCGAATCGGATTCTGACATTGCTACCAGGGATAACGTCACGATTGAAGAAGTGCAAAAATCCATCCATCTGGGCGAAGTCCAGGAGGAAGCCAGGCAGCGCAGCGCTCTGATGAAATTGCGGTACGAGGCTGCCTTGGCCAATGAAACTCTCCGGAAGCGGGCCAGAAATAAGCTGGAAGATAAATTCCTCGGCGGTCTCGGAAAACTTCTGAAGGGCCAAAGAGTCGTCGTCGAAAGAGACCTCGCAACTGGGAAGGTAACTTTCCACGAGTACGAAGACCCGGATGTCATCGTTAAGGGCGTCGAGCAATACAGGAAGACTACCAGTTTGGAAGAAAAACCAGTCCAAGTCCTGCATCCGTCGATGACGGTGAACGTGCAAAACAACCAAGCACAACCAATCGGAGGCAGGAGCTTCGGTGGCGGATCCCGGGAGACATTTGAGGAAAAGCTACGAAGAATTCGTCAAGGCCAACGAGACACAGGTGATGTCATCGATGGCGAGCTGCAAGATTCAGATTCCGCAGCTCCGCAAGTTGAGGCCGTCCAGGAAGAGGAAGCAGTGCTTGTCGAGGTAGCCCCGTCCAAACCACGCCAGCCTGCAAAAACAGCTAAAGGGAGCTCACCATGGGAGTTTTAAGGGATCGATCAGTTCTAACGCTTCAGATTTTGGCAGGTATTGGCCTTACCGTGATCGCCCCGGCGATCAAACTGGCCCGGAAGTCAATTCGCTGGGGCAAGGCGCACAAGTTTTATCTTAAGATGTTGGTGGCTTTGCTCTTGGTCCTGTATGTCTATCCCTGGATCGTGGGGCGCATGCAAGCGGTATGGTTGCGGGTTCCGATGGTTTCCTGGCAAATCGTCGCTGGAATGTTTGCTTTTGGCATCCTCTGCTTTGGTCTTGCCTCGATTCTTTATGTAGGTTTTCGGTTTTTAATGAGCATTTTAAATGTCGAGCTCGAGATTGCCAGAGCTTTACAGGGGGCGCGGACAACGCTTACTGCCCACGGGGTGGCTACTGAAACACAGGAAGGGAATTTTATCGCGTCAGACGACGAGAAACTTGCGCAGATGGAGGAGATCAGAAAGCTGAAAGATTCTGGAATGATTAAGGATGAAGATGTAGCTGAGTTCATGCGGCACGCCTATGGAGGGAGTGCCATCAACAGAGACGACGAGGATATTTAATAGAAACTGACGACGGTTAGTTTCCAAGATCACTGTACCACTTGGGTCGCTGTGCAACCGCATGGCGACCCGTTTTTATTTATGCGAAGCGAAATCTCCCGGAAATTTCCTCATGTCGTTGAGCTGGTAGAGTACATGGATGCGATGCTTGAAGAAGCCGACGGAGATATCTCGTTGGTTTACGATAGCCTTACTCCTGGGGACATTTCTGCGCTCGACACCGAATTAAAGCGAGTCTCCGGGAACGATCCCGTCAGCATGCGGTACTATCTCGAAAACTACCATCTCATCAACACAAAAGGAGAAAACGAGCCTCCCCGGCTGCAAACTCTTTCACCGTTTAAAGAATCGCAGGAGATCATCTGGCAGGACTTCATCTATTGCATCGACAATAAAATCCCGGTCTGGTGGATTTTGCTTAAGGCCCGGCAAGTTGGCTGGTCGACGCTAATCCAGGCGATGATCTTCTACCGGACGATCTTTAATCCGAACATGACAAGCTTGGTGATTGCGGACGAGCGCGTGCGCAGTGGCTGGATCTTTGACATGAGCCGCTTAGCCTACGACTATCTTCCCTACTGGATGAGGCCCGAGATGCAGTACGAAGTGAAAGGGGATCATGTCAAGTTCGATCGCAAGGACTCCGAAGAGCGCCGTAGGAATCCCGGTTTGCGCAGTACCCTTTATTGCGACGCTGCCAACAAACCATCGGGTTCAAGTCGGGGCATGACGTTGCACTGTCTTCACGCCAGCGAGATCAGCCGCTACAATAACCCTCGAATTATCTCCTCTGATATCATTCCCACTGTCCCGCGGAACAACCCCTTGACGATTGCCTGCCTCGAGGGAACGGCTGAAGGACGCAACTATTTCTACAAAGACATGTGGGAATCTGCGATGAGTGGTAGAAGCAAGCGCTGGCGCCCCTTGTTTACCGCCTGGTGGCAGGAGAAAACCTATTTTTTGATGTTTCGGGATGAGGCGGAGAAGGCGGCTTTCATACCAAACGAAGAAGAGCGGACGTTAATTTCCAAGATTCAGGACGAGTACAACTATCCGCTAAGCATGGAACAGCTAAACTGGCGGCGGGATCTCGGCCAATTCTTCGAGGACACAGAAAAGGACTTCGATAAGGTGGAGCAGGAATACCCCAGTTTCCCGGAGTCGGCCTTCAGGATCAGCGGACTTTGTTTCTTCCCGAAGAAGCGGTTAATGATCATCGAGAAGCGCGACGTCCGCAAACCAATCTGGCAGGGCGAACTCAAGGCAATTAAGCGCGATGGGAAGGAAATTAAGCAGTTTGTTCGGTTCGTGGATCCTGAGGAAGCGTATCTTTGGGTTTGGGAGTTTCCGAAAACTGGGGATATTTACTATCTTGGTGCCGATCCGGGTCATGGCGTAGAAGGCAAGGACTACTCGGCTATATCGATCTGGCGGATTCCAAAGCATCCATTGGAACCCTACTCCCAGGTAGCCGAAGTCCAAGGCTTCATCAATCCCACGGAATTCTCGAAACTGATCGCAATGTTGGGCGAATACTACAACAACTGCGAGGTTTCCCCGGAGTGCAACACGATCACGACGGTCATCACGGACTTGCTGCACGTTCACGAGTACCCGCAAATCTATCGTTGGCGCCGGCATGATAAAACCAAGGGCAAATTTACCAACTACTTTGGTTGGGAGACGAATCGGAAGAGCCGAAACTACATGATGGATCGTTTCCGGTCTCTTATGCTCCAGGACAAGATCATCATTAAGTCGCGCAGATTGATTGACGAGTGCTACTCGTTTGTGGATGATGATACCGGACGTTTTGAATCCTCAGAGGACACAAACGATGATTGTCTGTTTTCGGCCATGATCTGCGTGACCTGCATGCTCGACTTTGACCCGACGCTGGTTGCGCCTTTGTCGATCAATCAAGAGGGCGAAGACTCGGACTCCAGTAAGCCAAAGGGCGAGCATCACAACACAGACTATAGTTTGTTCGACGAAGAGGAAATGATGGATAATAGCGAATTCTCGCGTCTCTAAAAAAGGAGAGTAAAGATGAATCCAAATGAATATAAGGGAGACCCGCAGACTCCACCTGTGCGCGTTGCGGGAAGTAAGGCCGCGGTTGAAGTAGCTGAGGAGGCTGCACCGAAATACCCCCGACCAGTTTACGACGACACAGAATTACGCAAGGAAATTGCGAACCTGAGAGCTGAGATTCTGAAGATGCAAGCTGTTCAACTTGAGCCGCCACCGCGCACTGATGGGATCTACGCTCATATTTTCGGAGAGGTCTACTGCCCAGAGTGTGGTTTGAAGTTAGATGGTGTTTCAGCAACCGGTCCAAAGCCTCAAATTTACACACACACGTTCGCGACGGCTCCGCGACTTGGTGGGATTCAATGCAAATTGAAGGGAAAAAAATTCCTGCCATCAAGAAATTTCTTGCAATTCGTATAGGTTAGGCTTTAGCTTGTATCTGCGAAAAAAATCTACACCGGGTGAGCGACGGTTCATCTGGTCCCCTAGTCATGACTAAAAAGGTCGCTGTGCACGACGCAGCGATCTTTTTTTTTGGCTCGAGAATGGTCACCCCGGCTGAATGGATCTCTGAGAAAACCAAGGAAGCCAAGAGCGTTGTGGCTGCTAATCCCGACGATGAGCGTCTCAAAGGCGAGATGAAAACCGCTGAGCAGGAGCGCAATTTTCGGGAGCGCAATTACTTTGGTAACCCTCAATCAAAATTCCAAACCAAAAAACCAGTTCCTATTCGACTTAAGAGCAGCAAAATTGTGTCTGGTCGGATAGATCTCGGTCGTGGACGAGATTAATCAAGGAGACCGTATGGCAGAGAAATGGATGCAGAAGGCTTTCGATGCTCATCCGGGACGGCTGCACCGCGCACTAGGGGTTCCAGAAGGCGAAAAGATTCCAGAATCAAAAATGGAAGGCGCTGCCCATAGCAAGGACCCGCACATGAGGCAGATGGCCAACTTAGCGGCAAAGGGCAAACGCTACGGAGGCGGGGGGCGACATAAAGGCCGGTCCAAAGGCCGATAACGAAAGGGAGACTTATGCCGAATGTGAATGAGCAGGTTGAGGCTCCGCCTCAAGAAGTTATTAGCACCACGCCTTGTCCGAGCTGCTTGGCAGCGGGCAAGCTGAATATGCTGAAAAATCGGGCTGGAAGATTTGAGACCTACTGCGACGCGAATCACAAGTGGCCAGATAGCGAGGACTTGAGGGCGGCCGTCGAAGCCGCCAAAAAAAAGCATCCGGATAAATTCCCGGCTGCCGCAACTCCAACGGAAGCAGAACCGACACAATTCTTCACAGTCGATCGCACAACCAAGTTACTGCTCGAGCAGTTGACCGGTCAAACCATCAATGGGGCTTCTGAGCTAAAAGGAATTGTCTGGGGGCTGGTGACTGAGGCTAAGGATGCCAGAGAAGAGGCGAACAAAGCTAAAACCCAGGCCATAGCGACTGCTATGAAATTCCAGAAGACCCAGCCCGGCGTACCTGTTCCTGTCGTTGCTGGCGAGGGTCAATTTACACTTTCGGTTCCGGAATGTTATATGGAATCCGTCATCGAGCAGGCCAACTACGAGCAAAAGGATGTTCAGCAATACCTCCAGGAGCAGTTAAGTTCCTATCTGGAGAGTTTTTTCACGGTGAATCCCCCAAGGGGGTAGGAAATGCCACCGGTGGATCGCAGGAAGGCACAAAAAGAAAGTTGGCGAACCTGGTCCAAAAACAAGATTGTTCGCGCCGTTCTGATGTGGACTGGATTGATCTTGCTGTCATGGTTGAATGCTACCAACTTCGATAAGACTGAACTGAAATTCCTTGCTCAAGCTGTGGGGATGTGGGTACTTCTCAATAAAGCACTTCCAGATTAGGATTTTTCTTTATGCCGAGATGGGATTTTGAATGTCCGAAGTGTAAGCATATTGAGATGGATGTCACCGGCTCCAACGCGGAATTCGAGAAAATCCGTCCGCAACATTGCGGCGCCCCGATGGAACTGGTTTGGTTAAGTCCTAATCTGGCTACCAAGGCATTCGAGGCCTTTGTGACAACACATATTGACCCGGACGGGAAACCTCTCCGGGTTGGTTCACAGTCAGAGCTCTCCAGGCTTTGTCATCAGCACGGCTTAAATCAAGTTGACGACCCCGGGGTTGAAATGACAGAAGGGAAACTTTACAAGATTCCAAAAAAGGTAACCTACTTCACATAAATTTATGCCTGGTGTCATTCTCCAAACCGAAGCTATTAAGATCAGCAACAAGGGTGGTGGCATCAGGCAGGAGCGCGAAGGTAACATGATTCGCGCTGGCAAGGTAACGGGTTCCGACTATGTTATTTTTATTTGTCCTCACTGCGATCACCGCAACAATCGTTGCATCTATGACGCGGATTACGCTCATCGTGGCGTATTAGCCTACAAGTGCAGGATGTGCCGCGGAGATGTTGAAGTCAGCCGTCTCAAGGCCGATCTGAAGAAAGATTACGGTCGGCCGCTAATTGTCAGTCCAGAAGAATTCCAAAGGGAGCAAAAAAAGAATGCCAGGAGCGCAGATAGCCCAGTTCGCGACCGCTAACGTCGGGAGCTCTCACCCCTACGATCTGCTCGAATTCAGAGTTGATCTGACCGAAGATCAGATTAAGCAGCGCCGCCAGGACTGGTGTAATGCTTCCTTCGAGGAAGCCCAGAACTGGCTGATGCGCTCTGAAGAAGCTGTTGAAGTCGATAACTACATTAGTTATCTCATGGGCAAGCAATGGCCAACGAAGCGGCCATCCTATAAGGCAGCCCCTGTCAATAATCTCTTGCTCCGCAGCATGGAGCAAACCATCGCAACCCTAACCGATATCCGGACCGCTTACGAGGTAGTCAGCGAGAACAAAATCTGGGACGAACAAGCCCAAATGCTGACAAAAACCGCAAAGTCCTGGTGGGTCAATCAGAACATTGATCTTCAGTTGGGCATGGCAGTTATTCACGCCTACATCACGACTGGGTTTCTCAGAATCGTCTGGAACTCAAGGCTCTACAACGGCAAGGGCGATTTTCAGGTCATCCCCGAAAATATAAACGCGATCCTTCCCATTGGCCAGCCCACCATGGATTTGCAGGACTGGGAAGGCGTCATATACACGAGCGCTCGCCCCTTAGCTTGGTTCAAGAGAAAATACCCTGATGCCTGGTACAAGGTAAGACCCACCCAACAACTTTCTACCTACACAAAAAATATCGCCAAGCCAGCCTTTATCGGGAAAACAGCCTTCAACATGCTCTCGCCGCAGATGCAGCGTGCTTTAGGTGGTCGTCCACAGTACGGTGAGAGCGTCGTGGCACAGGCTAAGTATACCGAATTTTGGCTCCAGGACTACTCTCTCAACATCTCGAAGAACGATATCCGGATGGGCCTCGAGAAGAGCAACTGGTTTTACATCGTCAAGCCGGGTGAAAGGCTTTATCCCCGCGGGCGCCTGATCATCACTGGTGGAGAAGATTTCCAGACGATGTATGACGGCCCGAATTTTCACTGGCACGGTCGCTATCCATTTATCTGCATTCGGCTCAAGCCCGTTCCCTGGCAATTCCACGGTGTTTCGGAACTGCGCACCAAGATCCCGCTACAAAATATTGTCAATCACATTTTAGCCGGGGTCCTCGACATGGTGAAGAAGGCGATTAACCCGCCGTTGCTATTCCCATCGAACGCCTTCAGTACGTCGATCCAACAGTCGATGGACCCATCGATGCCAAATTCAAAACTGGCCTACAGCCCCCAATCCGTTAGTCCTCCTGCATACGCCAGGCCCCCTGAACTGCCGAGCTGGATCTTCAACACGATGCAGTATGCGGAGCAGTCCTTACAGGATGATTCCGGCTTGCTCGACCTTCCTGGCATGGCCCGCAAGAAAGTCTCGCCGGCTGGCGACACACTTTCGCAGCTCAAGGAGAACCAGCAGACCATCATGCGCCTGCGCGGCCGTCACATGGAATATGCGATCGCGGAGCTGGGCGAGCAGATGACGACAAATTTCCTACAATTCTACACATTGAGCAGAAGGATGATGCTCAACGGGATTCAGGGAGTGACGCCCCAGGATGTGTTCGACTGGAACCCTGAAACTATGGTTCCGGCTGGGGTTCCGCCAGACCAGTACGTTAGAAACTACAGTTTCAAAGTAACTCCGGGCAGTCTTCTTAACACGAATCGACAGGAGCTCTCTATGCTGGCGATGGCTTTACGGCGCCAGGGTGATATGAGCCGGAAGACACTTTTTGAGATGCTGGATATGGGTCCGCTCTACGACAAGGTGATGCGCGAGCTCGACGAAGAAAAACAGAGATCCCTGCAAGAGGCTGTTATCCAAGCGCTCATGCAGGCTGTTCCAGCGCTCGGTCAAATGTTGGGCGGTGGTGGTGGTGGAGCTGGCGGTGGCCCAGGTGGCCCAAAAGGATTGCCACCAAAGGGCGGTCAACCTCCAGAAGGTGGGGGAAAAGGCTCACAAAACCCAGGCAATCTAATTAAACAGGAAGGTTGAAAAATAGATTTGTTGGTAAATTTAAAAATAGTGTTGTATATTCGCGGCAAAATTTGGAGAATAGGAAATGGCCAAATCGAAAGCAGTTAAAGGTGCAGTCCAGATGAGCCCGCCAATGGGTATCTCTCCCATGGATAAGAAGCGCGACGAGGAATGGAAAACGCGGGACGACGTTGATACTCTTTTGAAGCATGCCGAGCTCAGGGGTGACAAAAAGCGTCACTCGCGGGCTGTCGGTCGGTTACACATGGCTGCTCGGATTAACCCGAGAGGGAGGTAACTTTGGCGAGCCTGCTAACAAAGAATAAAGAAATGGTCGATTCCATGACCTCTGCTGATGAGGCGAAGCCCGTTGTTACGCCAAAACCAGAAGGACGAATTGAAAAATTTGCGCGTATCAATAGCGAGGCATCGACAAGGGCGAGCGATCTAAAGCTTCAAAACGATTACCGGCAGAAAAAGGGACTGGACGAATATAACCGGCCGATCAGGAAAGTAGTAGTGAGAACCAGCGGGAGATAGTTATGTCCGCAGTTTCTGCAAAGCAGTACGGATTCATGCAGGCCCACGCTCATGGCACATCGACTACAGGGGACGGTCCATCCGCAGAGGTTGCCAGGGAGTTTATCGAAAAGACGCCCCCTGCAAAACGGTCAGAGTATGCCAGGGTTCTTGCGAAGAGACGAAAAGGTCGCGGGCATGGGCGATCCGGAGGCAGGT